GGGTGGTTCTATTCTTTAAATTATGATGATTTAGTAATTATTAATAATGCAAGGGTAGTTACTAGCGCCAATATGTTAAGAAATTTTAAAAATCAATTACCCTTTGGACTAAGTGCCATTACTAACGATGGAAGCGAGCCAATATTTGTTGATGATTTTTCAACGGGTAGAGTATCAATGTTTTTACTTAATGAAAGCGATGTTGCAGATATAGAACAAGAATTTTATAATAATTAATGACTATACAAAAATTTAATAGAAGATTTAAATTAACATATCAAGTAAACGATGAAGAGGCTTTAATTGTTAGAAGCCCCTTAACAATAGAATTTGATATACAAAGAAGCACAGCATCAAGCCTAAATTCAGCAGTTATTAAAATTTATAATCTATCTTTAAAAAATAGGAATTTAATTTTTAAATCAAGAACTAATTTAAACAATATAACAGATAGAAAATATATTATATTACAAGCAGGATATGAAACGGCATTAAATAAAGATAGCGAAATGTCAGTAATATTTCAAGGCTATATATTGGAGGCGGATTCATACAGAGAAGGAAATAATGTAATAACTTATATTAGCGCGCAAGATGGCGGGATTGGTGTTTATAATTCAAATATTGCTAAAACTTTTGCAGGCGGCTTAAGTCTAGTAGATTTATTTAAACAAGTAGTATCAGAAATTGACGATGTAACGCTTGGCAAAGTTGGGGATATAAAAGGCAATATTAAAACTAGCGCCACTTTAAACGGCAATGCTTTTTATTTATTAACAAATAGATATTTTAGCGAAAAAGTATTTATTGATTTAGGTAAAATAAACCTAATGAATCTTGATGAATATATTAAAACGCCCTTTGTGCCTTTAATTACAACAAAAAGCGGCTTAATAGGAACGCCACGAAGGCAAGGCAACATTCTTGATATTACTTTAATGTTTGAGCCTAGAATACAAATACAGCAATTAATAGAGGTAAAATCTAGTATTAATCCTATATGGGATGGACAATATAAAGTGATAGGCCTTAAACATCAAGGCACAATATCTGGAGCAGTAGGCGGCGACTTAACAACAAATCTTCAATTATATATTGGCGATAAAGTAAACGGAGAATTAAAAGGAATATAATATGACGGTACAATTAGCAAAATTAGATCAAGCAGACTTATTTTTAAACACAATTAAGAATGTAAATTTTAATCTTAATTGTCACAGAGTCGGAGTAATACAATCTTTTGATCCAGTAAAACAACTTGCAAATGTAAAATTAGTTGACAAAAGCGTAAAATTAACAGGAATATCAAGTGAAGAATTAATTGATATGCCACTACTTGAGAATTGCCCAGTTATGATACCTAAAAATATTAATGGTGGTTTAACGACTCCTATTAATAATGGCGACCCTTGCCTAATATGCTTTAACGATAGAGACTTAGACAATTGGCTAGAAAGTGGGCTAGTGCAAAGGCCTAATACGGAAAGAACGCACGATTTTTCAGATGGTATTATAATACCTGGAATTAGAAGCGATATAAATAAAATATCTGATTATAATAATCTAGCAACAGAGCTTAATTATCTAAATAATAAAATTTCTATTGATAATGCAAAAATTAGCTTGACTAATGAAAACGGCGGAATTATCATCGTAGATGATAAATTAGAATTAAAAAACGCAGCAGATGACTTAAAATCGATATTAGAAGAACTTGTCAATATTATAACCAATCTAAAAACTGTTGACCCAATTTCAGGAAACTTACCAATAGACGGCGGCACGGCTTCAGCTTTATCTGCCTTAACTTCACGCATTGGGGGGCTTTTAAAATGATTATTAGAACAATAGATCAAGACGGCGACTGGACTTTCGGTAATGGTATTGGTTCATATAGAAGAAACCTATTAGCATTAACTCAAGATTTAGAAACTAGACTAAAAGAATGGGTAGGGGATTGTTTTTTTAATGTAGAAGGTGGCATTGATTGGTATAATAGAATAGGATCAAATAATAGAAGAGAATTACAACAAGATATAAAAGTTTTAATCTTACAAACAGAAGGAATAACAGGCGTAACAAATTTAAGCCTAGATTATAAAAGCACAAGCAGAAACTTAAATTTAACTTATAGTATTACTACTATATATTCTAACGAAACAATAACAAATAATATAACAGTATGAGTATATTAGACGCAAACGGCCTAACAATAGATAGCTTACAAGAAATTATAACAGCCTTAGAAGATGGCTATAAAGAAATTTACGGCAATGATATTAATGTTGCAAGTAATACGCCAGACGGCCAGCAAATAAACATATCAGCGCAAAATATATTTGATTTATTAGAAGTATTAAAACAAATAAATTCAGGCTTTGATTTGGAGCAAGCAATAGGCATTGTGTTAGATCAAAGAGTTAGCTTGCTTGGTATCACAAGGCAAGGCGCAACATTTACACAGCAACAAATAGAAATCACAACAGATAGAGCTTTAACACTAGAAGGACTTGACGCAGCCGCAACTGATCCAGACGGGACAGGATATACAGTAGCAAGCGACGCAGGAATTGAATTTATATTACTTGATACTTTTAACGCTCCTAGCGCTGGAACTTATAATCTAACTTTCAGGGCAAAAGATTTAGGTTCAATAACAACAACGCCAAACACAATAACAAATCCAATAACTATTATTTTAGGCATTACAAATATTAACAATCCAACAGGAGCCTTAGAAATTGGACTTGATGGCGAGCAAGACTCAACCTTAAGATTAAGAGCCACAAGATCAAGCGCCAATAGATCAAAGGGCTTTATTGATGGATTAACTGGTCTTTTAAGTGATGTTGCGGGCGTGACTGATGTTAGAGTTTACGAGAACTTTACAGATATTACAGATAGTAACGGAATACCAGCGCATTCAATTTGGGCTATTTGCGAGGGTGGAGCTAATACTGATATAGCTAATGTTATATATACCACTAAAAACGCAGGGGCAGGAATGAAAGGAGCAGTTACAGTAGACATAACAACTATAAATGGTAGTATATTTCAAGCGGCTTTTGATAGGCCTTTATCTCAAGAGCTTTATATTAGATTTGATATAAGAAGAACAATATCAGGGCAAGCTTTTGATGAAAACGCAATCAAGCAATACATAACTGATAATTTAACTTTTACAATAGGCGAGGCCGCAGAAACTTCAAGCATTACACAAATTGCTTTAAATGGAATTAATGATAGCTCTGGCGGTGGTGTGCCTTTAAATGTTGAAATATCAGACGATGGTATATCTTGGGTTGACTTTTTAGAGGTGGCAAGCTTAGAAGAAAAGTGGATCGTTGATAATGCAAGAATAACAATAAGTATATTATAATGGCAATAGATCTAGAAAATACAATAGAATATTATAAAAACTTACTAATTATTCAATATAGGAATAAAGAGAAGGCAAAGGCCACTATTGATTTACTTGTTAGAACCACATTAAGTAATAATATAGCAAGTCAAGTATTAGATGGTTATGATTTAGAAACTGCAATCGGTAAACAGCTTGATGTATTAGGTAAATATATTGGAGCTAATAGGTTTTATACTGATATTACAGGAGGCAATTTTTTTAGTATGTCCACTTATGCAACAGTAAACACGGACACAGCAATTGGCTTTACTGATTATGCTAATTTTGATTCTGACACTGGCGGCTTTTTAAATTATACTAACGGCTCAAGCGCACAGTCTTTAACTGATGATGATTACAGAACAATATTAAAATTAAAGATTGTTCAGAATAATTCAGATCATAGTAATGGCTCTATTGATGATGGCCTTTATACTTTCTTTGCGCAAGATGTTATTATGAGCGATACTCAAAATATGAAAATATCTTATTTTGTTAGCGGTGCAACAAAAAATATTGCAGTTATAGCAGCAACAAAAAACATTTTACCACGACCAATGGGAGTAAAATTAGAGGGTATTATTGAAAGAAATAAAAAGTTTTTTGGCTTTACTAACTACAAAAGAACGACTCAGTCAAATTTAACGACTGGCTTTACTAATTATACAGACGGCTTCACAAAAGAAGGCGAAACTTTAACTTATGAAAAAGTAATTAATTTATAATATTATGGCAAAACTAACAAGAGTATATCAAAAATTATTTGGAGTAAATGGCGGAGCAATCGGGGTTTTTGGTTCAGCGCAAGCAAACTCACCAGCAAGCGGAACTTTAACCACTGACCCTGCAACCGTTCAATCTTTAGCTGCTTATGAAGCAGGCTGGGCAAGTGCTTCAATCGGAGGAACAAGAAGGCCAACGCAAGAAGAATTTAACGGCATTAATTTTGTAAATACAAGGCAGCTTTCATATTTATTTCAAGAAGGGATTGCAGTATGGGACAGTAGCACAGAATATCACGAAAACAGCCTAGTAAAAGAAGACGGCACAACAAATATTTATAAATCAATAACTAATACTAATATTGGCAATGCTTTAACTGATACTAATAACTGGGAGCTTTTAACAAGCTTAAGAGGCGAACAAAACAAAATAGTAATAAATAAATTATCTGACTTTCCTGCACCTGTAGCAAATGTAATAACTTTAGAAGATGGCAAAGATTACAGAATTAGCGGTTCAGTAAATATAGGAACTAATAGAATAGTTTTTGGTAATAACTGTGGAATAACTGGTGACAATCCGCAAAATGATATTTTGGTTTATGAAGGAACTGACGCAATGTTTACTGCTAACGATGCTAATTTAGTATTATTAAGACTTGGTGTTAGTTGCGATTCTGGAACTTTACTTGATGCAACTGATATTGA